CCGCCTTCCAGTCCTTCATGGGGTTCTTGCCTACATGCCAGCCGTTGGAGTCGTAGTAGTCCACGAACCGCTGCGGGTCCACGTTGTTATGCCTTTCATCACAGTACTCGGACACCTCTGCGACTGTGGGGCGTTGGAAGCGCGTGCGCTTCCCTATATCTTTAATATCTTTATAAACAGAATCAGATACAGATACATCCCCGATATCGTTCGGCATCGTTCGACTTCGATCGACATCGTTCGACATCGTTCGATTTCGTTCGACTTCGTTCAACTCCCTACGCCTTCGCGCGATTTCAATCGCAGTCTTGACCTTGGTTTCGTACTTCTCATCGTTTTTCTTGAGCTCCGGGAGCACTACTGACTCAAAATAGATCTGCAGCATCGGGTCTTCGATCTGAAATTCTTCCCCGGTTTCGAACGCGCAAATCGCCTTTATGAGATGGGCGGCTTGAAGGTCTGGAAGTGCTGTTATGTATGCGGCCCATGAGCGGTACATGACGAACGACTTTTTCTCTCGCTTATCCATTGCCCGCGTCCTCCCATGCTCCATACAGGTCCATCCAGGTATCCAGATCCAGCACACACAGCGGCTGTCCCTCGACCTTGATCCTCTGGTACATCGTTGGCGTGTCGTATGGATCTCGCATGACCTTGAGCTCATCCACCCGCATTCCGGAGGGACGGCCCATCCGTGCCAGATCGTTGTAAAGACTGCAGACGATCCACGGCCTCCGGTCCGCTCTGGCAAACACTGTAGGTGCTCCATCCTCGCGGATCCGTGCCTCTCTTGCTGCCTGAGTCATCGCATCGCGCAATGCCATAGGTTCCCGACGCTTGACCTCTATGTGGATGCCAGGGAGACCGACCACATCAGACTCGTGGTAGAAAACCTTCCCTCGCCTGACAGGGTAGCCGTAGAAATCCCGCAGGATATGCACGAGTTCAAGCTCCGCATTTTTTCCCTTGGTGCGGCTGGCCCTGCCCCGCTTGTGCGGATCAGACTGCCGGATCATTCCCGCCCTCCACCGTTCTCTTTACATCCTCGAGAGCAGTGATGTATCCCCGGTGATAGCCTTCGTAGAAGCTTTCCCAGTAGTCCTCTCCCCAGTATTTCTCATCCTCCTTCATCTCGGCCGCGCTCAGATCTTTCAATATCTGTGTAATATTCATCGCATCTCCTTCCATGCCGCTTTCATCCGCTCCAGCTGATCCGGCGTCATCGTCTCGATGCCTAGCTCCCTGGCCTCCGCTACGGTGCCGTCGATCAGTACCGACATCTCCTCAGTGTTGTACGTATGGCTGCCACGATAGATCCTGTAGTGCACGAGATCGCCGTCAAACCGGATGGGAGCAGCGTGTATGTACTCCTGCTCCCGCATCCACTCCGGAGGCGCCTTGGTGATGTACACCATGGGCTCTCCGTTGATCATTTCTGGCTGCCCGTACTGGCAGATCAGCTCGTTCTTTGCCCTTGCCTTGCTGCAGGCATCGCCGATCTTGGTACGCTCATCAGCGATCTTGCTGATCAGGACGTGGAAGTAGGCATTGGCGTTAAGGCTCCTGCCCTCGCGATGGACCTTGATCTCCACATCCACGTCCTTGTCGTAATACTTCTCCAGATCTTCCGGGAGAGCATCGAGTTCCAGCAGGGCCATCGTGTGTCGGCCGCCGTAGACTCTACTGACCGTTCCTCTCATCGCTCTGGAACCTCCTCATGTACTTCACGTAATCAGTTCGTGCGACTCTTGCCGGGACCTTGCTGGTATCCATCCCATGCTTCTGCATCAGATTGATTAGGACCTCCCGCTCCTTGTCGGAGATAATCTGGGATGTCTGCTGCTGGTACTCATCGGTGTCGGCGTCCTTGGAGTCGTCGATCAAAAACAGGCCATTCAGGGCGTACTTGCGGGCGTAGGAGCTCGTCGCTCCCGTGACCTGTGATGCGTCCATGCCCTTCTTCTCTTCTGACTCCCTGGCGAAGGCGCAGACTGTCTGACTCTCCGATCCGCTTCGGATTGTGGCTGTCGCCTTGATGTAGTACCGCTGCCCAATCATCACGAGATCATCGGTAACGGTCAGCACGCAGTCATACTTGCACAGCAACGGCTTGACTGCCTCGAAAATGTCCTCACAGCTCCGGTAGTTGTACTTCCCGAAGGTGTTGCGCTGTCCCTTGGGGGCCTTGAGCTCCGACTGGATCAGCATTAGCTTCCCGTTCAAGCTCATCTCATCCATGGCTTACCCCACTCTCAGGGATTCGCCCTGCTCAAGGTGTGCAATGCCCGTGAGGTCTTCCCCTGCCTGCAGGGCCTTCTTGATCTTTGCCTTGTCGATCTTCGGAGCCTGCATAACCAGGAAATCAACAGGGACATCGGCCTCAGAGTCGATTACTACGCTTGCGGGATTCTTCTGAACCGAGAAGGAAAACAATCTGGTCTTGATCTTGCGGTTCCCGGTAGCGATCATCGCGTCCTTGAGCCTTGCCTTGATCTTGTCCAGGTTTCCGTTGATGGTTGCCTTGCGTGCCTGGAGCCTCCGAATCTCTTCGTCAATGGCCATAGCATCGGCCTGCAGGGAGCACATCACCTTGCCGTATCCGTCGGCCTTGTCCTCGATCTCGCCCTTTACGGAGTCCATCGTGTCTGCAATCGCCTGAGGATCTTCCTCCGGATCCTCGGCCATCT